TAAAGCTGATCTGTCCGCTGCTCCAACTACCTTTAGTAATCTTTACATTGTTCTGTCCTGCGGTATATCTTGCTCCAGCGTCGACAGTGACAGTATATCCAGTACTCGTGCCGTGTTGAGCGTCTGCAGCTGTTCCGTCCCAGATAACGACACTTGCGGTATTGCCGCTCCACGACGCTGCTGCAGCAGTAAGCTGCACACTCTTCGTGTCGGCAGTGCCGGCACTTTTAGTAAAGCTGATCTGTCCACTGCTCCAACTACCTTTAGTAATCTTTACATCGTTCTGACCGGCTGTGTATCTTGCACTAGCATCGACAGTGACAGTATAGCCGGTATTCGAACCATGTTGAGCGTCTGCAGCTGTTCCGTCCCAGATAACGACACTTGCGGTATTGCCGCTCCACGACGCTGCTGCAGCAGTAAGCTGTACACTCTTCGTGTCGGCAGTGCCGGCACTTTTAGTAAAGCTGATCTGTCCGCTGCTCCAACTACCTTTAGTAATCTTTACATTGTTCTGTCCTGCGGTATATCTTGCTCCAGCGTCGACAGTGACAGTATATCCAGTACTCGTGCCGTGTTGAGCGTCTGCCGCTGTTCCGTCCCAGATAACGACACTTGCGGTGTTGCCGCTCCACGACGCTGACGCAGCAGTAAGCTGCACACTCTTCGTGTCGGCAGTGCCGGCACTTTTAGTAAAGCTGATCTGTCCACTGCTCCAGCTACCTTTAGTAATCTTTACATTGTTCTGTCCTTGGGTATACAGCGACCCGACAGAAAGTTCCGGAGTGTTGGACAACTGCGTACCGCCGCTGTTGGTTATAATAACTTTCGTCGAGCTAGTACTTCCGCTTGTTTCCATCTTATATATCGTAGAGGTATTGGAAATATCCGTTGTAGAACCATTCTGCGTTTTAGTGCTCTCGATATAATATCTACCGCTTGAAACATTAAAGCGTGCACCAATAGAGAAAGAATCACTCTTTGTTGACGAGCTTAATGCTTTCGACACAGAGTAATCGTTACCGTTCCAGGATACAGAAAGTCCGACGTCTGACTGACCTTGAGTATACAACGATCCGACAGAAACTTGCGCCACCTGACCGGTTGCATCGCTATACAACCCAACGGTCGAATTTGCCTTATTCGAATTCAGCAGCAAATGCCCGCGAGAGGTGTTTCGCGTAGTTACATTGCCGCCGTTGTCCGCACTCTGCGTAAGAATTGAGAAATTTGCAGAGGAGCCACTGCCATCCAACTTAGAAGTGATAATCGAAACAAACTTATTGCTTGCATTCGAGGCGTTTTTAACGGTTAACGTGTTGTTGTTCCACGATCCTGTCAATGTAGCTAGCGCCTTACCGTCCGCTTGTCCTGCCGTGTATACGGTATTGGCGTTCACGGTAAGCAGGGCGATCTGCTGATTTTCATTCCGAGCCTGAACATAAGTAATGTACTGATTGGAACCGTTTTTCGTCCACCCATTCGTATACCACGTCCGACTGCTGTCCTCGTAGCCATAGCGAAGACTGAAAGAAGTAGACTGGCGGGTTCCGCTTTCAGCGCCAACACTCCAGTAATCAAACGAAGTGTTCGGTAACGATCCGTAATTCCATGCGCCGGTAACCGACATGCTGATATTTAATGTCGGAGTGTTCTGGATTTCCCTATCGCTGGAATCCACAATGCTGACAATGCTGTATGATCCGGAAGCCTTCGATTTTAGATGATAATACAAGCTCGTTTTAGCTATACTGATCAAAGTTGAGCTGTCTTTTTCAATTCGATAGGCCTCGATGGAATAACCAGCAGGCGTATTGTTAAATCTGGCACCAATAGTGAACGAGGTCTTTTCCTCAGTTCCGGCTTTTACGGTATAGATATTGTCACTCCAATAGCCGGTCACTGAAGTGACATTCTTAAAAGTTAGAGTCCCTTGATTGCCATTTGCCCGATTAAACGGAATAGTTACCGTATTGTTGTTATAAGTTATATTGTCCTGATCAAAACTAATGACGGCGTTACCGAGACTGTTATAGCCGCCACCGTTTGGTCCGGAAATCGAATATAGGAAATCGGATGCGGATATGGTTCCCGTTGTGGTAAGTCCTGTGCCGCTTATAGTGACATTTCGGCCAATTCTGCCGACAAGAAGGCCATTCACCGAGAATTGATCAGACTTGAGTACCTGTGTCTGTATGTAACTGGCAGTCACAACGCCCTCAAAGTCGATATAATCAGCTTTGATTTTTGTTTTGGTCGCTCCGTCGCTCAATGTTTCAACAAGAATTCCGGAAGTAAGGGTCTGTCCGCCGTTTCCGTCGGCTTTGTAAAACCCAAAATCGACCATGTCAGAAGTGATGCGTAAGCCTGATATCCTTCCGTCAAGGGCTAAAACTTCCGCAGTTATCTTGTCACTCAACTGAGTAATCTTACTATTGCCGTTTTCATCGAAAACCGCAGATGAGATGCTATCCGCCGTTTGCTCGACTAAAGACAATCTTCCTTCCGGACCGGTGATTTCAGACGTAATGCTATCTTTCAATTGAGTAATCTTGCTGCCGCCGTTCTCATCAAAGACCTCGAGCTTGATGCTATTTGTGGTCTGCTCGATTACGGACATCTGATCACCAATTTCCTCAAGCTTTCCAACGGTGCTTGAGAATAATTTATTGGCACTAATGTTAACTCTGTCGCCGTTGATAGTAGTTTCGGTCTCGCCATTAATCATCTGAACCATCACGCCGGCCGTAAGATTCCCTTCGTGAAACAGACCAAACTTGGTGTTGTTCTCTTCAATAAAGAGTCCGCCACCGTCCCTGTATACATATCCGAGAAAGTTACCGTTAGCGTCGTAAGTGGCATACCACAACCCGACAAAGTTCGCAATCTGATCCTTAGTCTGATAAATCTTCGACCCTTTAAACTCGATCCACTGTGCATACATTTCCCCGACGTTGGCAATAGCCTCGGTATTGCCATACGTCCAGTTAATAATCGATGTGACATCCGCGTAGGTCGAGTCCATGTAGTTGTAGGTAATAGTAACTCTTCCGGCAAGATTGATCAGTTCGCTGTTGATGTTGGTAATAGACGTGTTAACGTCCAGCAATCCGCCATTAATCTGTGTGATCTCATGGTCAATAACGGCCATATCGCCGACCATGTACCCGATACAGTCGTGAATAGATCCGCCGTATCCGCTCCCACCGGAGCTGGAACCGCTTCCTCCGCCTGCTGAACTCGACAGACCGTCAAAGCTCGTTCCGATGGTGTATTCCGTGTTTTCCGGATTGGAAAAGTCATAGTCGATCGCCGAACAGATGGCCGTAACCTTGCGCTCAACGAGCTCGCTGTTCACATACTTGCTGTGCCGAATAACAGTAACCTTGTCACCAAGCTGAATAAACGGCACTTCGTTATCAAGATAATGAAGGTCGATCGCTTTTACTTTCAGCGTAAAATTATCAGGGTGATAGGTCGTCTTGATGTGCTTCAGCGCCTCGGCTAAGATATCTTCTTTCTTGCTTTTATCGCTGAAAGAAACCGGCTCGTAAATATAACCGTATAAGGCAATTGCTTCCGGTATCTCGATATACTTGCCGTTAATCTTAACGCTGACATCTCGCCAGGTACCGTCCATCTCCTGACACTTGGTTGTTCTCGTTGCATCTCCGCCAACACCCTCGATGGTCTTGGCGTCCTTTCCGACAGGGACAAGCACGGTGTAAATGTCGTCGCTCAGATCCTCGTGGCTGATCTCTTCGATATTAACACCGAACCGGAGCTTCTGCGACGCCGTGCTTCCGTAATCCTTAAGATCCACCAGATTCAGATACTGCTTCGAAAAATTCGAATTGTACCGAACCTGCAGATATCCGGCGCATTCGTCCCGCACGTTGCTGTTGATGAAGCTCATATTGTCCGAATAACTGGTATCGCCGACGGACTTTTCTTCGTCGATGTTGCCGTTGAAAGAACTGATGACATTGGCACTTTCGCCGATCGTGAACTTCTTCTCAGGCTCGCCGGTCATCTGGCTGTTATGGTCCTGAACAGCCTTCTGGAACCACTCGCGCCGTTTCTTTTTCTGATTACTCTTTCCGGTCGGAACGTGCAGACTGTCTTCAAGGTAGCACAGCGATTCGTTCGCCGTGATCGTCGCCTGTTGATAAACATCCACGTTGATCTCGGTAACCGGACCCCGGAATAAACAGTTTCTTCCGTCATCACCAGCATTGGTGGAATCGTAGGTAACCGTCAAAATGGTTTTCTTCTTACGGAAGGAATTGTAATAAGGGTGGTCCGGACCAATAACAAAGTTAAGAGTTCCGATTTTACCGATCTCGGATGTCAGTTTCACATTATAGGCAATTGGAAAATAAGTACCGCTGACTGTCACGTCCTGACGATCACTTCGCCAGATCAGCGTTCTCGAGCCCCAGGCCTGACCGGATTCCGTCGCGTAAATACGTATAATCATCCGCTCACAGCCTCCCTCGTCGGGGCAAGATTATAGTCGATGGAAATCTTCGACAGCGTCTTGCTCGAACTCCAGCTCTTTACCTGAAGCCGTCCGCTGTAAGCGTAGTTTGGATTGCTGCTTACCACAACCGTGGCTTTCTTACCGTGAATGCGGTCGTAAACAAGCTGTGCCATTTGCGCAGGTGTTTTATTTCTCATCGCGGTGCTTACATCTTGTCCGGTAAAAGCATACCCGAAAGGAACGATGTTGAAGTCCCAGCTGCCGGTCCGGTTTTTAAACAAAGGACTTCCGGTCTGAATATCGCTGATATCCAGTTCACCGTTCTTCCCGGGAATTTCAAGATATTTCGCCTGGAGGGCCGCCGGAGCGACGTCAAGCCGCCCCGACGGAATAAGCCCCCAGTCGGTGAAAGTGTTGTAAGTTGTCTGAGATGAACCGCTCTCGATTGTGATTAGTACGTATGGTACCGCCATTAAAAACGGTCACCTCCTTTTTTGTTGAGAAATGAACATTGATTATGGATTATCTTCGGTATTACGGACAAAGATATACCTCGGTGTGCTGTAATACCGGCCAAGCCGACGATCGATTTCCGGCACCAGTTGCCCGACAAGAACGCCGGTATCCAGCTGCACCCGAAGGCCACTAATGGTAGTGCCCAGAGCACCGACACGTCCGGACACCTGCGTTCCGGCCTCGGACACCGTGCTCCGAATTGCGTTCAGGTCCTCGGGCACAAGCCTTACGGTCTGAACGTCCGGGAACTGAATATTCTGAATCGTGTTGGTTGAGTATTCGTTTGTGACATTCGGTTTCCAGCCGAAGCCGGGTACGCCGAGCGGATTGCTCGGATCATCGCCCATATTCCACACCGGTGTAACAACAAGCTTAATTTCCTTGCCGTCCAGACTCTTAATAGCTTCGTCAATTGCGCCGGCAAGTGTGGCAGCCTGGCCACTCATCGTCAATGCGCTGGACAAATCCTTGAAAGCGCCGGCATAAGCCTGGAGTTCGGTGAGCGGTATTTTTGTTGTAATACCGGTATCTCCGCTAAACATGCTCGACATAACGTCGAACATACCGGTGCCTTTGTCGTTATGCAGATCGTTTACCAAATCCAGCAGGCGATAGCTCGAACCGGTAAGTGTCTCCTGCAGAAGGGACCTGACAGGCTCAATAATGCCGGAAATAGATTCGATCGCTGTTTTAGCATTTGCCATTCCCGTCTGATCGAAATTTTTAGCAGCGTCAAACACATCGTCGAGCACGTTGAACAGGCCAGGATTGTTGGCATCGGTACTGAATAAGTCTTGAGCCAGATATTGAACGCGATATGCATCGAAAGAAGTCGACTGTATAACCGAATAAACTTTTGTTGCTATTTCGTTGGCAAGATCAATGGCTTCATAAAGATTATTCTTTGCGGCTTCATCGTCAAAAGGAATTTCCTTAACTCCGTCGTAAAAATCCTTAAGTCCGGATCCGAGTGTCGGAAGCGCAACGGCGAATCTTGTAAGACGGTCGGTTTGGGCGATAAACTGATCATACATATCGTCGTATACCGTATTTACATATGGTTTCCCTGCGGCTCCCCCAAGCGTTTCCCATACGCCAGCAAGTCTTTCAAAGAAAGTTGCAGCGGCGTCGAGAGCGGTGATGTCGAAGTCGTAATTATCGGTCTTCACAAGGTAACCGCAGAACTGTCCAAAAGCCGCCTGAAGAGAATTGAAATCGCTGACAAATGTATTCAGATGGTTTCCGAATTCGTTTGTTCCATACCACTGTCCGTCATCGGCGTTGAATATCTCGTAAATCGCACCAAGATTATTAATTCGATGAAGGAAATCGGCAATTTCGCCAAACGTGTCTCCGCCGTCACTGTTGATGTCCTTTACGTTATTTCCAAGGGCTAGCATGCTCTGAGCAAGTAAGCCAAGATCAGATGCGAACAGTCCGAGGCGCGTATTCACGTTGGCAACATCTCCGCTGTTGCCGAGGAATTTGTAGTCTGTTGTAAGCGACTGGCCAAGCTTATCGATATCGGCCAAGGCAGAGGTCTGTCTCACAAAGTTGTCGGTTCCGAGCGTGTACATAATGCCAGAATACTGTTCGAGAGCCCGATTCAGGCCGGTAAAGCCGTTCACGAACAACCCAAGATTTCCGCCGCCGGCTTCGATAAATGAATGCAGTTTGTCGAATAGCTCTTTGTTTTCGTCCGGATCGGGCAAAGCCTCGATCATCGTGAGAAACACACCGCGAATCTTCTCAGGGTCAAGTTCTTCGATACCGGTGATTTTTCCAGCTTCGTCCTTGCTCACGGTTCCGACCCAGCTTAGTTCTTCCAGGAAGCTCATCATGGAACCAAGACCGGCGTCGTATCCGAAATTCATCTGTGTTCCGAGACTTCCAAGGCCGTATATTGTCGAAACAACCTGGGCCACCTCAGAAACATTGCGCATGAAGTCCACAACCGTGGAAACATGGCTGACGTCTTCTTCGCTAACGCCTCGGAACGATCCAGAAATAGAACTGATGTTCTGCCCGGCCAGCTGTAGAATAGAAAGCTTGCCCTGGAAATCAGATACATCGAATCCTTTACCTTCATTCGCTGTCGAGAAATAATCCCATGCGGTGTTCATTTGGTCGAGAGCGTCAACAAGCGCGGTAGATTTTGGATCGTACCCGTTCATGCTCCTTGTGATCACATCAAAACCGAGTGCTAAATTTGACATGGAATCTCTAAAAAGTGTACTGTTTTCCATCGGTTTAGCGCCAGGACGAGAACCCCATCCACCAAGTTTGTTGAGCATATCAATGGCAGTTTTGATGGACTCGGATGCGTTATTCTGCGCTCCGAAGTCAACCCTCTTAAATGCGTTAATTGCGCCGGCGATCAACTGCCCCGCAATATACAATGTCGGAGCAAGTCGCTGAATGTTCCGATTAACAACAATCCCGACCAAGTCCGCAAAAGCGAGAACTATCAGGGCAATCGATGCGAAAAGCGGAACCTTAGCGGCAAGCCCAAGACTTTCTGCTCCGCCGAACGCAATAGACGTTTCTGCGGTAGCAATATTCAAACCGTTCAAAGCATTAAAGAACTTATAACTGGCAATCGCGCCAACTGCATCGGCAATACTTGTAAAAACGCCAGGCAAAACACCAACAAGGTCCTTTACAAGGGCTATCTTTTCCCTAATGTCATTCGGATCTGTAAGCAACGACATAATCGTTATGGCGTTCAGAATATTGCTCACGCCCTCAAGAACGGACTGTATGACATCGCCGATTGCCATAATGCTGTTCGCAATCGGTTCAGTGCGAGTACGAAGGCCGAACCATTTAAAAACAGCACCGCCGACCATGCCGTTCACGCCGCCTGAAAGCATATTCATAAGCGTCGCTGGGAACAAGGATTCCCACGAAATACCGCCGACAAGCGACGTTATACATTCTGTAACGAGCTTGATTGCCTCGTGCAACCTCGGCATTTTCGATTCTTCATCTTCGCCTTTTCCAAGAAGAAGTTCCAGCGCGGTTTCTGTGGCGAGAATTTTCCAAATGTTGTCAATCAAAATGCTGACGGAGTTCATCAACGACTGCAGCCCTACACCGATTCCCTCCATAGTCTCGGAAACCGTTTCAATGTCCGCAGACATCGTTGTGTTTGCTTTGTCTTCTGCAAAATCTGCGCCGATTTGAATAAAACCGTTAGCAACGGACGTCACGATGGAGAACGTGACCATGGTCGTGATCATGTTGGTTAGAAAACTACTTATGGCGTTCAGCGTTTCTACTAACGGATTAAAATCGGTTCCGTTGGCGTTGTTGTACAAATCAACAAGTGCCGTGAGTCCGGCAAGCCATACAACTTTTTCAATAAGTCCGCCAAGAGCATCAAGCAACTCGGCAATCTTATCGATAACGCCTTTGTTTTCAGCGCCGTAAATACTTGACGTTATCTTTGCGATCCCGCCAACCGTACCGCCGACGCCGAGAATTGTCAGCAACGGACCGGATTTTTCGGTCAGCCCGCCAATAAACCCGCCAATAGTTTCGCCCAATCCGGTAAATACCGCGGTTGTTCCGCCAAAGACGTTCCCGATAACATCTTCGATGATGGACTTGTTCTTCTTTTCTTTGTCCGTCGATTCTTCGGACGCCTTGCTCAGATCGTCGGTTACTGCATCTTCTGCACTGGCCGTACTGAAAAATATACTCGCGAGCACATCACCGGCCTGCTCCCAGACAGACTTATTCTTCTCGGCCGCGGCATTGGCCCGCTGCTCGACCTCGCTTACACCATCCTGCTTGTCTCCAGAATCATCGATTCCGGAAGAACTCCCTCCGAAAGAAGGGAATAATCCGCCGAGGAATGTCCCGAAGATGTCGGGCATTTCGCCGAGACTAATCCCGAATTTCTCAAGCAGCTTCGGGAATTCCGTGGAAATGCTGCCGGACATCTTTTCGAGAATAGTCCCAATATTATCAAAGAATCCTTTCTCCGGATCCCATTCCCCCAAAGACTCAAATAAGGATCCGCCGATCGTTCCGAAAAAGTCGATAATCGGCTTGACGCACTCATCCCAGAACTGGGAAATAGCATCCTTGATGCCCTTCCACGTATCGGATTCGAAGAACGTAATAACCCTGTCCAACAGATTCGCGAGCCGGTCAAATAGGCCGTCTACATGCTGAATCTCGTAATAGGTATCCCCGCTTCCCTCGTTAATAAGGGCAAGCTCATTCGATCCAAAGAAGAATTCGCTGATCTTTGCCCATACTTTACCAAAGTCAACACTCTGAATAGTCGTCAACAGGCTTGCTCCGACGCCGCCAAAGAAATCGGCAACGGGTTGAAGCACGTTCATGATCGGCGTAAGCACGCCTTCTCCGGTTCGCTTTTGCCCAGTAGGATCGCTCAGATCCTTTGCCCCGAACAGGAACGTATCCAGATCGGCCCACATCTCTTCGAAATCGTGAGTTGTGAGGTAGTTATAGACCTTTTCGCCCTTTTCAGAAATCCAGTTGGCGATCGGGTCGAGGAAGGTCTGAACGGCCTGCCAGGCGCCGCCTTCTCTTTCGCCGGTTGCTTTTCCATTCTCGTCAAGAATCTCTTTTCCGAGAATAAAGTCTCCGACAGTCTTGAGGATTTCAGCACCGTCGCCTTCGGCCCATTCCTTCAGCTTTCCGAAGGATTCTTGTAAGATGTCAATAACACCGTTGATATGCCCGCCCTGCCACATACTGGTGGTCTGACCGGCGGGAACATCCTGGCCGAACAGAACAGTCTGGATCTGTGTGAAGAGCCGCGGCAGCTTATTGGTAAACACATCTTCAAGAGTGGCTTTGTTATCATTATACCAAGTAACAACGGCATCGATTGCTCCACCGGAACGCTCCTTTGTCTTCTCATCTTCTTTGCCGAAGATGAAGTCTGTAACGGCTTTAACGACGGTGGCTCCGGTGCCGTTAACCCAGGTGTTCACTTCGTTATATACAGTCTTGATGGATTCCCAGGCTGTGGAACCGTAATCATTCCAGAACTTCTCCGCGTCCTGAATCAGGCCGCCGACTCGTTCTTTCTTTGTCTTGCCGTTGGCATCGGTGGTTTCGGTCTCTTCGCCGAGGAAGAAATCTGTAACGGTCTTAACAATTTCCGCTCCGTCGTTGTTACACCAGTCGGCAACGCGCTGATAAGCGTTCTGGACATTATCAACGATTCCGTTAACATGTCCGCCCTGCCACATAGTTGTAGTCTGTCCGGCAGGAACGTCGTATCCAAATAGAATACGGTTAAGCGTGTTCCAGGCTTCCGTGAAGAAATTCGTAATCTCGTCGATAATTTTCTGCCCGTCAGTCTTCGCCCAGTTGAGAATGTTCTCGAATACGCCGGGTACATGCTCTTTCTCAAGATGAGCATTCCCACCCTCGCCCTTGTTAACAAGAATATCGTGGCCAAAGAGGGCGTCATTGATTTTAGTCCACATGTCCGAGAAGAATTTAACAATCTCGTCCAGTTTGGTCTTTCCGTCACCATTAATCCACGTAAGGAAGTTGTCAAACAGCCCAGGGATATGCTCTTTCTCAAGATGGGCAAGGCCACCTTCACCCTTATTGACGAGCATGTCCTTTCCGAACAGGAATTCCCAAACCGTATTGAGTGCATTCGGAATATCCGTTGTTACCCATCCGAGCACCTTGTCGACAACCGGCTTGATCTCCTTGTCATAGGTGTCAGAAAGGGTCTGGAAGAACTCTAGCACACCGGGATATTTATTCTCGAGATCCACCCCGAGTTCTTCATCTTTGTTGTACCCCTTCAGGAAGTTCAGCGCGATGGCCTGAAGCAGATCAAACGGATTGTCGATACCCGTATAATCGGCTTTGAGCGCCTCGGTAATTCCGTCCAGCGTTCGTGTAACATTGCTGAAGGAGCTTTCAATCATCTCGGCAACCTTATTGACATAAGGCGCAATATGCTCCTGATACTGCTTGATGATATTGCTTCCGACTTCTTCGCCGAACAGCGCCAGAATCGTCTGCTTCATCCGCTCTTTAAAATTCTCAAAGGGGGTCAGAGAAGAGTCGTAATTGTAGTTGGAGAAAGCGTTGAACGCCGCCTTAACGCGGGCAACAAGCTTATCAACTTTCTCCGGTAGTTCGCTGAAGAAAGTTACAATAGAGTCGTACGCCGTTCCAAACCATTCAACAAGGGATTCGAGCGTGCCCTTCACATTGTTATTATACCATTCCGTAATAGACTTGGCTGCATCTTCGCCGAATCCCTCAGCAATGAATTCCTGAACGATATCCTTCAGGTCCTGGAAGGGAGTTACGCCTTCCTTCTTAACATGCTTCTTAATTGCGGGGAAGCCTTTCATGACCCCTCGAATAAAACCGGTGATTCCGCCGACAACTTTTGTCAGCAGCGCGGAAACCGGTGCAAGAAGCAGCGGAAGGCTCTCGAAAATATCCGAAAGCGTCTTGATGAACGGTCCAAGCTTGTTGTTTTCTGCCTTGGCACCTGTCGCGTCCATCTCTGTTCCGAGATCAAACAACGCGGCGATCAGGTCCAGAATAACCGAAGCAAAGTCCACAATTGCGGATATAACCGGGCTGATGACGGCATAAAGATTATTGAAGAAGTCAGAGAAGGTATGTTGTCCGGCAATGTTCTGATAAATGCTGTACAGAATACCTCCGACATTGCCGAAAAGCTTAAGCACAGAAGAAGCCAACGGTTCAAACAGCGCAAGAATGCGTCCGCCAAAGCGGAATAAATTCTCAATGGCGTTTAGGGCGATCATGACGACAGAGCCGAGTCCGGCGAAAATCTTTACCGCATTCTCGTAAGCCGGCGTCGCCTCTTCAATCACGTTGCCGTTTTCGTCGGTCTTCTCGCCGTGGAACCATTGATACAGTCCGCTGAACGCGAGATCCAGGTCGGCAATAATACCGGCCACATGCTGTGCGGTCAGCCCGGTATCGTTCAGGTTTTTCTCTAGTTCCTCGCTGCCCTGACCGAATAACTCTGCAGTTGCCGGATCGCCAAAGAATTTATATATACCGCCAAACGGATCAATAAGCTTGTCGGTTACATCCTGGGCCAGCCCCCACAGTTCGGTCAGCAGATGGATGATGTTGATGATCGTATCCTGAAAAAGCAGAACACCGTTGTTTCTGTTGGCAAAACGATCAACCCAGCTGTTCCGGCCATCAGCATCTCTTTCAATGAAGCCGCCAATGATATTGCTTATTTCAGTGAAGAACTTCTTCTGCTGCTCAAATCCGCCAAATAACTTTTCGAAAGTTGTGGCCCATCCGGAACCTAGCGATTCCTGAAGCACGCCGACAAGCTGCGTGAATGTCTTAACGCTTGTTGCGGCTTCCTTTGCATCCGCTGCAATTTGAGCGTACTGAGCGGCAAGCGCCTGTGCTTCCTCACTGTCTCCGAACAGCTTGGCGAGGTCTTCACCGGATATTTCACCAGACAGAACTTTCAAGCCGTTCATCATAATATCGTTGGTGAGCCATCCGCTTTTCAAGCTTCCTTCGAAGTCGCTGATGATCGACTGATAAACTTTCTTGGCCTGCTTGCTGTCTTTCTTCAGATTATTTCCTTTTTTATCCTTCATTCCGCCTTGGGCATACGCGATGTCGGCAAACAGCTTCTGCACATCGGGCGTGGCCATATTGGCGAAACGAATGGATTTCCAGTCGACCAGTTTCATAGCTCCGCCGCCAAGAGCCTGAGATATGTTATACATAGCACGGCTCATCTGAGCAGAATCTGCGCCAACGAGAGCCGCCCAGTTACCGATACCCTTAATAGCCTGCGTAGATGTTTTCAAATCGATATTCTGATTTGTAAACTTACCGACATTTTCAGTCATCTGGGCAAAGCTATAAATTGTCTGATCGGCATACTCGTTAAGCGCATCCAGCTCTTTGTTGATATTGTGCAGAGCTTCAGCGTCCGACTTATAATACTTTCGCGTCCCGCCCAAAATGGTCTGTATAGAATTCGTCTTCAACTCGAATTCGCCCCAGCCAGCCGTTAACGGGTCGATCGTGATACCTTTAAGAATATTCTCGCCGATGTCAACGATCTTATTCGAAATCCGCTCAAGCGCCTGCAAACCGACATTGCCGAGAAGGGAGAATTTATCGGTAATGGCGTCAAGGCTGCGCTCCATGCTCGAAAACTGCATCGTATTCGCCGCTTTGGAAACTCTGTCGAATCCATCGCCGGCGTCTTTCAGCTCAAGCTTTTCTTCCAGATCTTCCAGAGACTGAATCGTGGATCGAACGCCCTTCTCAAACTGGTCGTTGTCCAGCTTCATCTCTAGTATTCTGGTTTCAATGTCAGCATTGCTGCTCATTTCCTCATTACCTCCCTCCATATATTATCAGCAAAACCGGTGAATATCGGTCGAATCGCCGGATTGATAAAATCAATTCCCTGGACGTATCCGCCGTTGCGGGTGCCGTGACCATACTGAATCAGCAGGGCCACGTTGCACCCGTCAACGGTGTTGGAATTGGTCCAGACAATCTTGGTCGCTTTGTCATCAACTTCGATTTTGTATCGCCATGCATTGGCGGTCGCACCGGTTCGAACCGGAGTGGCCGACGACAATGCTTCCACACCAAGTTGGCCGTAATGCTCCAGGCTCTGAAGATAGCTTCGGCTCAAAATTCTTTTCAGCAGTGACATGGTGTTCTTGGTGCTTCCTTTTTGAGTCACCGTTATCTTCATCTCTGCAGCATCTCCTTTATCCGTTCGTCCCCATTTCAGCGAGGCGTCTTCGATTCAGTTCACGGGTAGCCGCCGAAGAGCCGGCTTTGTTTTTGCCTTTGCCCTTCTTCGAAGGCGCGTTCTTAATCGCGCACACCCTGATCAATGTCATTAGCTTGTTCAAATGCCATTTCTCACACTCGAACGGAATATTCAGCGCAGTCATCTGATAATAGATGATTTCGGCTGTGGTAATCGATCGATTTTTCGGGGCGTTCTTATCTTCTCTAAAGGTCGTGGCAGTATGAGGATCTTCGATGTATTCGTGAATTTTCTTAAAATGTTCCGGAGTCAGAGAGCGATAAACAATTGGATCGACGTTGCCCGCGTTAATGGTCATACACCGGATGTAATCCAGCTCTTCTTCCACCGTCTTGGGCTTGCTGTCGTCCAGAAAGGGCTTCTTCCATTTTTCTTCCCATTTTGAAATGCTCAACAGAGAGTGTTCCAGTTGCAGTGTCTGACCCCGGACAGTAATAAACTCCTGACTTTGTTCGTCCCAGAGTTCGTCTCCGTTCACAACCAGTTTCAGCATTTTAGTTCATCTCGATCGGAGACCCGGTCGGCTTGTCAACAACCTTCAGCTCCGGCTTCGCTTCGGTCTCGGTATCCCGCTTTTCGTCAATTCGCTTTTCAATTTCTTCGCGCATATCTGCGGGAACCACGCCGGCAACAAAAGCTTCCAGCTTCTTTTCGTCGTTCACCAGCTCAATCAGCAGGTTGCTGAACGCATCGGTCGTAACAAATCCGTCTTCGAGTTCCTTATTCTTGAGAAAGCGCTTGCCGTCTCCGCTCTTTTCGCCATAAGCCTTGCGGACCAGCTTGGACAGCAGACCGAGAATGCCCTTCATATCACGCTTTTCCAGCATGATATTCATCGCCTCGCTCATGTTTCCGTTGTAATCGAGCTCGATATCCATCAGCTCAGCTTTGCTCAGATTGAAATAAAATGCATCTGTTCTTTCTTCGCCATTAAAATCGACGTAGGTAATATTCTTCTTAATCATGATTTACAATAAACCTCCTTGCAAATAAAAAAGAAAGTGGAGGGGGCCCCATTGCTGAGGCCCCCGAGTGAGCATATTATGTCGATTACTGACCCTTAATGGTAGTAATGACAGTGGTGGGATCAGGCAGTGCCGGAGCAGTGCTTCCGGATCCGTAAAGAATGGTCTCCAAAGCGGTCAGCTTAGTGGAGTCAACCGTGGTGCTGTCAATGACGATTTCACTCACCGGCTTATAATTGGCATAAGCACCGGTAAGCGGCGCAGGAACAGTATCGATGTCCCAGCTGAAGGTGATCGCGTCGGGGTTGTCGTTGATGGTCTCGTAGTCCTTGTCAGAAGGAGTAGCCGTGCAGCCGTAGACCAGGTGCAGCTTGTAGCCTGCAGCGCCGTTTGCGTCGGTACCGACTTCGGTGCGATAGCAGAAGCCAAAGCCTTTACGAGCCTGCTGTCCGATGACCAGGCCATTCGCACCGGTAGGCGTTGCCATACCGTCACAGGCTTCAAATTCGGCCGGGTAGGTGTACGCTTCGATCGTCAGGGAAAGCGTTTCCGCAGAACGAAGAATCGCGTACTTGATGTTATCCGCCCACAGCTCGTTCGGTTCTGCACCGTCCGGGTTATTGCTGACAGAAACCAGGCCGTTCCAGGCCACGCCGTCTTCATAAGTACCATCGGCTGCCATGGGATAAAGAACGCCATGGCTTACACCGGATTCATACTTGCGCATACCGGTGCCGTCCCAAGTAATCGGATAAGTAGTAGCCATGTTTCAAACCTCCAGTTTTAATAATAGATTTGGTAAACAAAGTGATACAGGTTATCGCTGACGAATTTATTGGAAAAGCGGATCCTCGGCAGCTGTTCGATCCCGCGACGAATATCCGTATCAGGATCATCAGTAATCAGCGTAAGCTGATACTGGTCTAGCCACTTGTACGGACGGTTATCGGCGCTCCGTATATCCACATGGCTCAGCGTGTAGATAATGCACGGATAGGATAAGCGACCGCTCTCAGGGGGCTTGAAATATACTTTTCGGCTCCCTAAAATGTCGCAAAGCTTCTCATGCAGCTCAAGGCGTGTCCCCATTGTAGATTCCTCCAATCTGAATGATCAACCGGGGACGCTGAACTTCCACCGAGGTCACTTTCCATTTTTCATTCATCCATTCGATATACTTGATTCTGGCAAAGTTCTGATATGCGTAAGCATCCGCGATGAGTCTGAATTCATTGTTGATCGTAAGATCATCGTTTCGGTCACCGCTGCTCTCCCAGCTGGATTTCACCCGATTGACATCACCGCGATAAACCAGCTCGCGAATTTTGTCAGTCCATACGCCGGGAGTTGTTTCGTAGCTCACGGCATAGCCGACTTTGCCGTAAAACTTTGCCATAGGGAATCACTTCCTCCTGAATTACCGGACACAAAATATAATTCCGTGCCCGGAATGGTGAAGCTGCCTCCCCGCATCCGCCCGGCTCCGCTGAGGAGGTTGCAGAGCGGGGCAGGAGAGGACGAATTCAGCGAAGGAAGGAGGAATAAGGAACTCCGTAGAATCCAATAGCAGCTTCACGATACCGGGCACGGAATATCATTCAGTGCCGGTCAGTCAACGAAGATTACGCTTCGACCTTCTCGTAGTAGGTCTTACCCTCTACCACGGACGTATCCTGGCTGGGCCGATAGATCGTGCCGTTCTTCTCGTAGTATCCCTTCTCCTTGGGAGAACCGGTGTAGTCTTCGGTCTCTTCATAGGTGTAATCAGTGCCGTTAACGGTCAGAACGATCGCGCTGAAGGGCTTGGTCAGAGCGCCGGACAGCCGGGTTTCAATCAGATACTTGTACTGGTTGAGGTCAATATCGAAGTCGTCGAACAGATCCACGTTCGCGCCCTTGTTATGGCCCACACGGTAGTCCTTCATATCGACGATGATGCCGGCCAGCTGCTCATTGCCCTTGGCCAGATTCTCCATCACCGGAACAGTGACAATCTTATTCACGCGAAGCTTGCGGGCCAGCGCGGTAGCGTCGGCATACAGCGGATGGCCGATACCGTCTTCCAGCAGCAGCATTTCCGTCAGCCAGTCTTCGGTAGTGAAGAACGTCAGATTGCCGGAGCCCTTGTAATCCTTACGGGCCTTGATCGCCTTGCGAATCAGGCTCTTGGCGGTGGCAGCGTCGTCCGCGCCGGACTTCACGTTGGCACGAATGCTGAACAGATCGTCGTCGCCCCAAATAGGACGGATGTGATCAGGAGAAATCTTGTCGTCGTCGATCGCTTCGCGGCCATCGCCAACCAGGATCGCACGGGCAATTTCCTCATCCAGCAGCTGACGCATTTCACCCTTAATCCAGGCGACCACGTCGAAGTCGGTGATATCGTTGATATCGTCCTTATCCATCTTCTGCTTCTTGTACACAGTCTGCGGATCAGTAGTGCGCTTCAGCAGCGTAAAGACCTGCTCGATCTTCCGATTTCCCTTGGTGTAACCCTTGGCGCGGGCTTCGTCAGCGGTCAGGTTCGCAAACTGGCTCTTGATTCGGGTGAAGGGAACGTTGGTCACGCCGTCCATCACGACGCCGACCCAGTCCATGTCCCGCTTAATCCATTCGGGACGGTCAGTAATGTTCTTATAATCAGGGAACAGCATATCGACATCGGCGATGCCATAGGTCTGTTTCGTGCCATCGGCGTTATAGGCGTCATGGCTCAGTTCTTCGCCGCGCTGGGCAACAAATTCCTCTACGCCAGCCCGCAGGCTGCCTTCCTTCTTAGCCATAGCGAAAATAGACTTAAAGTCGTCCGCAGTCAGGGTAGCGCGGGGGGCAGCCTCGGCGCCTTCAAAAGCATTGTGTTTCATTTCATCGTCCTCCGATCCAAATTCATTGAGCATTTCACCAAGAATGAAATAAACAACATTCTTCTGCTCATCGGTCATTTCGTTGAACACGTCTCTGACGGTACGTTCAGCGTTAGGCATGTTATCATCCTCCTGCTTTACAGTCGTTGTGGTGGTAGTCGTTGTCTGTTTGACGGGCGCTGTATCCGTCTGGGCAGCATGCTCCAGCGTATTTGCAGAGGGCATAGGCCCCGGCTGATAGCTCATAAAAGGCTGAGCAGGTCCGAGCGGAATCGGATGCGCCAACGGCCGGAATACGAGCCTCGGCTGCTCCGGAACCTCAGGCGCCAGTTCTTCAGCGGAATGCTCGATCTCTTCTTCAGAAGCTTCCGGTCTCTCGATTTCCCCGTGGGAATAAATAACGGCCTCGTCTTCAACGACGGAGCCGTCTCCATGTTCCAGCACGGGGAATTCAATCAGTGCTTCCGGGTTCGCTCCGGCCAGAACCAGACTGACCTCGCGGATAATCCCATGCAGTACATCATGCCCTCTATGCTTCAGCTTATTGGCATAGATAGAAAACGCGTCGATGTCACCGTGCTGAATCAGCCGTTTGGCGTCTTCAGCGGTTGGGCTGTCGTTAAACCAGGCTTCCGCCCAGACGCCTTCCGGCTTCGTATGCAGGATGGCATGCCCGAGAACGTTGGAAGGATTGTCGCGCATGTGCTGCCACACAAGCGGAACTTTCTTTCCGTCGCAGTCGTCAAAAGATCCGGGTAGGATGGTACGCCCATCAGCGCAGGGAACGTTGAATTTGGTCGCCCATCCGCAAATATCATAAGGTCTTTCACTCATTGTTAGTCCCTCCCGTTACCCTGTTAATGCGGAGATGGGGGTGTCCATCAGGTCCGTTTGGGGTGGTTGAGTAGTATTGCCCGCGGGCTGCTGCTCCTGCACAGAGCTTGCCTCTGCGCCAGGAGCCATGGCGGGTGTTCCGCCAACAGACTCATAAGGCATGTTATTATTAATCAGTTCGTTTGCCCGATCGCCTTCGCTCGGCCTATATCCAAGAATGGCACGGAACTCGTTGGCACTCAGAATAGCGTTGCGCGTTAATACGTCAGCGGTCTTCGCCAGCTCCGTCACGGGAACCAGCTTGAAGGGTTCCTGGAAGAACATGATCGTTTGCCGCTGCGTCCGGGCCGTCTTGCTAAGCCATTTGCGCTTCATCTCATCTACAACGGACGAAAGCATCGGCTCGATCGTCCGGTTGATGTAATTCAGCATGGTCTGCTCGTCGGCAGTTCCTTCGAATACTTCCTTTGTCAGACCGAGCTGGGAATAAAGTTCATTCCGCAGGGCTTCAATCTGGTCCAGAAGGTTGTTCTCGATCGGCCGGTTAAGCTGCACAATCTTTTCAGTACCGTCCATCCAGGCAATACCGTACTTGCTGCTCTGCAGCTGATCCTCGAGCGCTTTCCGCCGTTGTTCGGCGTGGTTCTTTTGCATCTCGGTCTTGCTGGAGTAGGGGACCTGAATAATCATGTCCATCCGTCCGCTGCTCGTACGCTCGTCCACCAGGTCGAGCAGGGCCAGCTTGTTCTGAAGCCGCTGCAGCGTCGAGTTGGGCTCATTCATCACAGCGCGGAAAGGATTCTCCGGCAAGGCTACCATCTTTTTTGGAACTGTGATTTCCTGCTTCCGTCCGGCTTCTTCGTTGTACACTTCAACGCGAACATGCTTCGGATACCAGCTCACGACCCGACCAACCCGAAGCTGGCGGATGTCATAACCGCTGCTGTACTTCGGATCGACATCGGTCTCCACAGGGACGATGGCGACACATCCTTCGTCAAGAAGGCTGAGAAACACGTCCTGACGGAAAGCGCGGCCCGTCTGATCGACGTTGGCTTCCACGTTAAGGCATTCTTCCAGTCCGCTGTTAACGTGCTCGCTGAACCGTCCGGCTTCATCCAGCCGAACATGATGAATCGCCACAGACGCGCAGTCCATGGCGATTCGGTTGTAGATTCCGGTTACAACACTTCGGGCATTCGCGCGGGAAAGCCGCCGCGTATCCGGCCGGGTGCCATAGCTCGGCCCCAGATTATAAGCAGGCGCATCACGACCAAAGAAAGCACTCCAGGCATGTTTCAGCCTGTCCGAAAACCTTGGCATTTTGAATTTTCCTCCTGCTTAGTTATCTTCTCACATAATTACGAGGCTGCTGCTGATTGTAAAATGCATTGAGCACGTCGTTGTACATACTGTTTAACGGATTTGAACTGTTCTGAGCGTTCGCGTACATACGCTGAATCTCACTTTCACTCAAAGATCCGTTACGCCTGAGCACGGACAGCATACTCATCATATCCGATCTCGTATCGAGATTTTCCTGATAGGACGAGCCATTATTGGCTGCTTCGCGATTAATGCCGTCGACAACGTTTGCGGGTACGCCGGTTTCTCTCGCTCGATTAGAAGCGTCGTCGCCAGAGTTCTGCACATATCTGTATTCCCTGTCAGCGGCCTCAGCTACCGGTTGAACAACGTTCTCATTCGTCCATTTGGCCGCGGGCTGAATAACATTCTCATTCGTCCATTTGGCCGCGGGCTGGATAACATTCTGATTAAGCCGCTGAGCAGCGCCGCGAACAGGATTGATAACATTATTATGAACGTCATTTGCGAAATTGGTCGCAAAGTCGCCAACGGCAACTGCGGTGTTGGTGACGGGATCGATCAAATACGTTTTAACGGTGTTGGTTACGGGATCGATCATTTGACGCTGAACATAATTCGCTGCGTTCTGAGGAAGATCTGCAATCTGCCCGCGAACGCCGTTATCTGTCTGACGCTCGTAAATCGGCCCGTTCTCGTTCGTTCCGACCTGAACGTAACGATCTTCTCCGGTTCCGTTCCACCAGCGATTGAAGTCTTGACCACGTTCGTCAAACCAAGTGCCAACTTGTCCGGGAACCGCAGCAATGTCGCGGCCGGCCTGATCGAGCAAATTAGCCGCATTCTCGCGAACACCATTCACATGATCGGTCTCGCCGGCCTGACGACGGGCACGAGCATCGGGGTCTCCCGTCGGGGCAACATCGTAGCCGTTCCACCAGCGATTGAAGTCTTGACCACGTTCGTCGAACCAATTACCGACTTGTCCAGGAACTGCAGCAATATCGCGGCCACGATCACCGATCCAATTACCGACGTCAGTTGCCGTCCTTCCGATATCACGACCGGCCTGATCCAGCCAATTAGCTGCGTTCTCGCGGAAGCCGTTTACATGATCACCCTCTTGCACACCGGACTGCCGGCGTTCCCGGTTTTCCGGACTTCCGTAAAGATCCGATTTCTGTGCCTCATATCCGTTCCACCAACGATCCAAGTCACGACCGCGTTCACCGATCCAGTTACCTACATCGGAAACGGCAGTTTCTCCCCATTTTCCAACAGGGTTGATAATGTTATTGTTTACCCAGTCAAAGCCGGATTTTGCCCAACCCTTGCCGGTATCAATAGCACTCGTCGCAGCTTTAGAAACATCCTTCCACGCCTGCTCACCCCAGTTGAGGAAGCCTTCCCACCATTCTTTGGCAGTGTCGCCGGCGCCTTCGAGAGTTTCTTCGATGGTCTCACGAGTGTTCCCGAGAAATTCGTCGGCAGCTTTGCGAACGCCTTGAGTATGACCTTCCTGACGTGCGGCACGCTTTTCAGGAGAACCGTAAACATCAGTACCTTCTTTTTGGGATCCGTTCCACCACTGATCGACCGTGTGTAAAGTATCGTTAACGGAATCCCCGAAATTAGCAACCGCCTGCTCGGTTGCTCCAAGCGCTTTCTCGAGAAAACTCTTCCCATTTTGAACGGAAGCAGCAGGATTGCTAGAACTGCCCAACGATCCTACACGTTTTGAATCGTTGGAACCCTCAAGGTTACCCACGTTATCAATATCAGCAACCATATTGTTAACGGTTGCGTTTCGTGCAGCACCAGCAACGGTGTTGTTTCGTGTCGTAGAGCCGCCACTACCGCCACCGCTATTCCGCCTGCTCTGAACGCTGATCCTTGGGGCAGTGGTCGGCCTTGTCACGCGACTGGCAACGCTGCTTGACCTTCCGATTTGTGAACCAGCACCCATTGCATTCGGCCTTTCAATTCCATTCCCGGCGCCAAGAACCGGCTGGGCAACCTCACCTTTAATCTCATAACCTTTCATGTAAGCGGCATTGGGATTGATATAACCATTTCGGGATCCCTTCGGGCGGCCACGCCCGCCACCAACGCCGAGGCCGTGCTGAAGACTGTCTTTGTCGTCTTCAAACGTAATACCATTGATGGTAAACTGACTCATGTTAAGTCACCTCAATACTTGTTAAAATGTCTCATAGGAGCAGTCTGCTAATATCACCAATCTGCACGGGACTTTCATTTCCATAATAGTTTTCATAGCTATCCCAGGTCCGCATGATATTGTCGACGATAGACTGTCCTTTGTCAGAAAGCGAAACGTTCATTCCGTAGAAGTCTTTAACCAGAAACGTAGCATATTTGCCAAGGAACTCGTCAAGCGCTTTCTTGCAATCCTTCAAATAAGCCTTATAGGCCGTCTAATGTTACATGTCAATATCGTCCATCGCTTCCGACTCGGTGCAGAAATGAACATCGATCATGTCCTCGAAGACATCCTTCGCGATTTCCTGATAGAGCGTTGATTTGTTGCCGTTAATGTCATCCAGCTGATCGTTAAAGAACTGCACGACTTCCTTCTTGAAAATAACAAAGTTGAAGGTACCGATTAGGGTATCAACCGTCTGAATGTCTGCCACCACCGGGTTCCCTTCAAAAGCTTTGGCCAGAAGGCTCAGTCGATCTTCGTTCTGAACATTTGCCGGAATAACGCTGATTTTCAGAGCAACGTTACCAAATTTCTTCTCGACCGGAAGCAACTGCGTCAGCGCATCTGCCTTTCGACTATTGTTCACATAGAGCTTGACGATCTTTTCCTCGTCGTCGTAAATCACCTGAATATCATCATCTTCCCCGAAAAGAGCTTCGAGCTCGTGAACAAACGTGTTCCAGGGCGAGGAGAGGTTCAATTTTTCCATGATTCGTTATTCCTCCGTTTTAGTCGGTGTAATGCGTGTACTGCGCCGCACTGCGCGTTTTCCTGTTATTTTGATTTTTTCTGAAACTTTCGCTTTTCCGGGCGTTGTTTTCGGCACGCCGTTTCTTCTCTGCTTGGCGCGTAGCTATGTCCATGGCGATTTCAAGAGGATGAATCGCAATAGACTCGCTTTGCCGATTCAAATCGATGTCAGGATGCCGCTCTCTGTAATTTGAGTCGTTTATGTAATTCGTCGTTCGATCTACCACTTTTCCGACCTTGCCGACTAACCCGTGTGTTCCACTGTTAAGGACGTCCGTCAAAAAGTCGCCAACACCGTATTTTTTGCTCGAAGAAACGCTGTCGTCGTCATACGGATTGACAGATCGCCCATAAACCGGTTGCCCCTTTTTTGGCATTGACTCTGCAACTCCGGTGATGTGGCGCTCACGGTTCGCGCCCGGACTTTTCTTTTCGCGCGTAAGCCTTTCAACAAGCTTTTCAACTTCTTCAGCAGTGCGGTCGGCTCCAAGTTGTACCAGATCCTTTGCCATACCGTTAGCAAACGCATTTACGTCGAATGTTGGCTCTTCCGGATGAAAAAGTCGGTCAGCCATTCCTTCGATTGACCGATCGAGCTCACTCACAGAGACGTCGTTGCTCTTTGTTATGCGATCGCAAACATTCCGACCGGATCGAACAAGCTTTCCGACCGGCCCCGGAACAGCGGAGAGTATGTCCAACGCAACATCGCCGATGTTAAAGCCGCCATTTTGTTGAGTATCTGGCGTAAACTTAATCGTTTCCGGCTTATTAATCGGACTGGAACTGACCGCTGGACCGACACGACCGACTGTTCCGGTGCCTTCCGTAATATTCCGACCGCGCGTTGTACGCGGCTGTCTCGGCGCTGCAGAAGACGTAGTTGTTGGAAAGTTCGATTTGTTCTGCAGCGAAGGCGGCAACTCCCTAAGTAAAGCTGCCTGAGTCCCGCGGATCTTATAGTTTTTCATATAAGCCGCGCCCGGGCTGATAAAACCGTTACGTGATCCTTTGGGTCGGCCTCTTCCGCCACCAACGCCGAGGCCGTGCTCAAGTTCGTAAATCATTGATGGCACCTCTTAGTCAAAGTTTTCATTGTTCAGCTTATAAGCGACATAAGCATCGAGCATGGCTGCAACCGCGTCAATCTTATGCTCATAGCGCTTCTTTGCCAGTTTCCTGTTTCCGTTGCTATCCTCAATGGAAATGCAGTTTCCCATGCAATATTGCATAATGCTTTGATCAAACACCAGTAAGCGTTCCTCTGCAAGATTTCGAAGCTCGCCAAGCGGTACGCTCTCTGTCTTGGCCCCCTGGATTACTTTCTCGACAGCATACGGGCCGTAGTCTCTCGTCCACCGTTCGACAAATTCTTTCGCATTGTAAGGGTCAAAGCCAAAGGCACGAATATCGTATTGGCATCGTTCGATAAATCTCTCAAGGTCGTCATACACGTCATCGATCGAAAGCACAGTGCCGTCAAGCACGGCAAGGCTGGTTTCATCAAGGAATTCGTTGTACTTTTCACGTACACCGGCGGGCAGATTCAGCAGCGTTCTCGATGTAATATAACAGCGGGTCTTCACGCCGAACCGTCCATCCTTCAGCGGGAACAGGAAGGTAAACGCACAAAAGTCATCCCCTTGACTTAGGTCAGCGCCCATTGCACATGGGAGCCCCCAGAAATCAATGCGCGGATGACAGAGCGTTTGCTGATAAGTAAAGAAGAAGGTCGAGCCTTCCATAGGAATTCCGAATCTCTTGGCCAGCGTATCGTTTCGGGAGCTCGGATTGTTCTCCGCTCTCTCGACCTCTCGCTGATAAGTCTCGTAAGTAACCGTCTGCCCAAGATTCGGATTCGCCTTGATCCAGGTATACGGATCATTAACCTCTTTCACGTCATCCAACCTGTAATACCAGATGGATACGTGCGGGTTCCGATACTCTCCGCGAAGAATTTTCATCAGTTCGATCTTCATCGTATCACCGACGCCGTTTCGAACGGTGCCCTCGCTGGAGGTCGCCACGATCAAATAATCTCCTGATTTTGATGCACTTTGCTCAACCGCGTTCACAACATCTTCCCTGGTCTCTCCGGAAAGCCATTCGTCGATTGAAACAACTTTGCATCGCCAGGTCTGCAGCTTGTCAACGCTCATGGGCATGACTTCCAGAATACTGTTTGTCATAAAGTTCTGGATGCCCTTCTTCGTGGAACAGAGCTTCGGCCGGTTGACCCGGTTGCCGGTTGTATTCTGCAAAGCACCGGCTGTCAGGAACTTAAAGTAAGGCCCGCGATTCCTAGCCAGCGCGGTTCGGATCGGAGCCAGGATCTCATCGGCCTGACGCATGGTCGGAGCCGTCGCAATCTGATGAGTCGTCGTCTTGTCGCAGGTCAGGAAATAAGCCTGTATTGTTGTTGAATACAAACTCTTTGCCGCGCCGCGTCCTACAATCAGATACTGCTTATTAATAAGTCTCCGCTTAATCAGTTTCTGCCGGTACCCGCCGGGCAAGCCGTTGACACCCGGCTCGTAAACGCTGCGCTCCTCGTAGTAATACCAGCCGAAGATGTCTTCGGCCCAGAGCTTGAAAGAATCAAGCAGATGCAGATCAGCACCGTCTGTGAGCGTAAGCTCTCCTTCGCAGAAATTGATGTATCTTTCAACCGGCTCATCGTCGTAATAGAACATCGGATCGGCAATTCGCTGGTCAATCAGGTTCATATACAGGCTGATGTTCTCGCAAACCTGTATCTCCTGGTTAAGCACCTTCTCGCGAAATTGCCCGTAATATTTAGGTGTAGCTGTATTGGATAGAATTACTAATCACCAACCTTGGTGGTTCCGGGAAAAAGAAGCCTTTAAGAGGATTCTTTATCATACCAGGTTCTGCCGGTTCTACGGCGTCTCCTCTGATCATGAGCACCTCTATAGGCATAGTAGTCACTGCTCTCTCGACGAGCTTCTTCCAGCTCATGCTCCCTCGTAAGACGATCTTTCTCGAACGATGCTTTGTGTGCGCCCACCTGTGCTCCATAAGATTTAGCTTCGGCTTTGCGCATTTCAAGCTCTACATCGTGATTATCCTTACGGATCTGCCTCTTAAGCTCGGCATGCCGGTTGCGAGCCGAGATGGCCTGTTTAACTTTGTCTAAGCGCTTCTCGTTGTGTACAGAAACGGCTGTTCTGGCCAGACCAATGGCAAGCTCTTTGCCAACCTGATACATAATGCTATCGGTTGTCTTCTTTCCGTTATCGACCTTTTTCTGTACGTTCGGATCCCCGTTAATATACTTCTTGTATTCCTGCTCCAGCTTTAATCGATTAATACGAGCCTGTAATTCTTCAGAACTCATATCGCTGATACGTTGCTTCGATTTTGTGAATTTCTTCGGACCGGCGTCAGCAATATTGGTCTTCTTTTTATTACGGGCATCAATTTTAGCTTGCTTAGCCTCAGCCTTTGACGCTTTCTTTGCTGCTCGGGAAACCCGAATACTCGACGCTTTCTTCTGAACAGCGGCTTTTGTCTTCTCCGTCATTTTTCCGACGTTGTAAGTAACCTTCTTAGCTCCCTCAACAAGAGGGTAAGGAGGGCCATGCTTCACGCCCCACTTCTGCCCCGCAACGCCATGATGCTCAAGAGAGTCACTCATGGAATCGTCGGCGGAATAAACATCGTCAGAAACAAAAAAGACCGAACCGCCTCCGGTTCGATCGTCGGGTTGCCTGTAATCATAGATCAATTAGTCTCACCTGCCTCTACTTGGTGTAACAGCCGCCAGGTAAGCTCCTGAAGCTTATCGTTCCACGCGCTGATGACACCGCTCTGAGTCGGCGGATCCCAGGCCAGACGAACTTCAAAGTACACGAATTCTTTGGCTGCCTGTAATGTTTTTTCTTTTTGTCCGAGAAAATCGCTCCAAGTCTCACCGAGTCCGGTAACCTCAAAACCTTCGGAAGGACCGACGCCCAGCTGCATGAGCTTGAATAAAGCACTGTTAATGAAGATCTTAATCTCCTCGTCGAATGGTGTGTACTCTTCCTGGAGCCCAAGCATCCTCTTGATGGAAATCAGAATACTTTCTTCCACGGGCCGTCACCTCCTTTAACAAGTGTTCTACTGGCCGCAGGCTGTTAGACATTTTCGTCTGTCTTGTCTTCAGTATCGGATTCGTCTTCAGTATCGGATTCGTTAATAATCGTCGCCAAAGCTCGCGCAGCATTCGAAATATTCGCATTGCCGCCGAGAAGCTCCTCTGAAGAGCCGTGACCAGTTACGGATGCAAAATGCCTAACACAGTCGACGATAGATCCACCGCTCGGCAGTCCGCCCGCGGCGACAGTAGCTTCATTGATAGCATCCATAATTGATTTACTCGTATCAGCCATTGTAACAACCTCCAAATAAATTTAGTTAGTCGCTGACTACTTCCAGGGACAAGTATCGTTAGGGGTCCTCTCAATTGGATCCTTTACCAGAAGATGCTCGTCTCCGTAATGAATAGCATTGTGCGTTAAATGTGAACAGCAAATTAAAAACTCCGGGTCGAATACTTTTCGATCTCCGGAGCGTATGTCTTCTAACGTAATTGGATTCATATGATGTATAATAATTCGTCCACCAATCGGATGATCTCGGTGACCAAGATCAAAACCCTCGTCCCGAGCAATCACGTCTCGCCGAACTTTTCGCCAGACGTCCGTCTGGTATAAGATTTGATTCAAATATCTGTCGAACCCGAAAGTCTCAAGCCCGACTTTTCCGCTTAGCTTCAAATATTCGAAACGCTCCTCGAAGGATGCCATCCGGCTCAACTCAGAGTAATTTCTAAGTTTCACTGCCGGTGTCGTCTCCCTGCCATTCGTATTTTGAAGTAAAGGCGGAAAGTGCCTCTGCGTACAATGCTTCCATTCTGTCAGCGGCCTCGATGGACTTTGTTCTGGCAATCAGAAGCTTATTTTCATTTTCCAGTCGCTCCCTTTCCAACCGCTCTTTTTCGGTTGCGAGCTTGAGAAAATGTGTAATAACCTGAGCAGAAGCTGTCTTGTTTCGTAGTTGATCTTCGGCCAAGTCAACGGCCAGAGCAATAAGCTGATTTTCGCGTGCTTCAGGCGTTGTGGCCACTTTTCTTGTTGGCTCGTATCGCTTAGTCGATGCTCTGTGTCTACTTGGCTCGCGTGGCATCGTATCTCGCACGCCAAGCCCCTCCTTATTTCTTGTTAGAATGTTCGTTCTGCCATTCAATAAACATAATCATGTTTCCAAACCCTAAAGACATCAGGGCTCCCAAAAGGGATATTACCGACATAACCCCTGTCGCATCTACTTTATTGAAAATAAATCTGATAATCAACAAAAGAATGCCAACGACATTTATGGTTATCCACATGCGCTTCTTGGAAAATGTTTCGGTGGTCAGCTTCTTTTCTTCGAATTCTATTTGCCGAATTTTTGCTTCATCTATTTTTCTCTCAATGTGCTCAATAACGATTCTTTGATCATCTCTCATCAATTTTGCACCGCAAAACTGACAAAACAAATAATCCCTGTCGGTCTCGACATTTAAATCCGCACCGCATGCTGGACATTTCGCGATCTTGAACCCCATAATATAATCCTCCTCATTTTTCAATCACGCTTTTCAACGGGTTCGTTACGAGTTGCTACAGACAAAAAGAAGAATGGCTGTAAGTTTTCACCGCCTTCAAAGAATTTCGAAAAGAGTTTACCACCACTTTTTGTCGCCTGTCAACCGTGCGAAAATATAATTGTTTTTTCGCACGTCCCCTCCGGGGAATTTTTGAGG